TCTTCATGGTAATCAATAATGTTAATGACACTTCCATTCTGCTGATAAAAGATAATAGCACTATGGTCTGAAACACCCAAATCCCATGCTGTAGAAACTGGTAGTGCAGGATCATAAGGTACTCTTGCTAATTGCTTATTGTCATCCATCTTGCCAATCACATCTCCATATACTGCTCCTTCAATGTTAGCAATCCAATCACACTCAAATTCTTGGTTGTACTTCTTTTCACCCATTACTTCTTTTGCCTTGACTAACTCTTCTTCATCCACAATCTTGGTGTCTGATGCTTTTGCCTTGTAGTTAAACCAATCATCTGCTCCATTTGCGTGTTGGTATAATTCATAGAAGTTGTTGTTCATTCCTGCTGGTGTACCAATAAAGACACAGTAGCCTTTACGATCTGATAAAGCCGGTCTAATTATCTCTGGAAACAACCTACTGTTGACATTAGCATACTCATCAATTACACAGCCATCCAAGTAGATACCTCTTAATCCATCTGGTGAATCTGATCCAAGTAAAGTAATCCTAGCACCATTAGGTAAATCAACTCTAAGTTCTGTTTCGTTAAATTTTGTATTGGGTATCTTATCAGTAAACTGTTTCATGTAATCCCATGCAATAGACTTTGCTTGTTTGAATGTGGGTGCAAGATAGGCAAATCTAGGGTTCTTTTCTTTGCAAGTAAGTGCTGATTTAATAAGGTGGTTGATCATGCAGACAGTTTTGCCGAATCTCCTGTGACAAACTAGCACACTCCATCTATGTTTATCAATTTGTTGGTGTAATAGCTTCTGATGCTTTCTTGGTGTATAGGGGATTTTAATATCCATATCTAGTGTATAGAATTATTCCTATACGCATCATTTGGTATGTAATCAAAGTCTAGTTTCTTCATAGCAAAGACACTAAATAGCTCTGCTTGTTTAGAAGCAGTAAATCCATAGAACTTCATTATTACATTGTTGCTGCCTTCTTCAATATAACAGATTGATTCTACATCTTCTAAGTCAAGGTGATCCATATACTACATCTAGTTCATTTGTAAAAAATAGTAAAATAAAAAATTTGGATTAAGTGTGGATAAAAGGGGGTGGGTTGTTTTAGGAGAACTGTCTGTGTATGTGTGAAAATGTTCGGTGTATATATAGAGAGAAATCCGTGGGAATATTTTGGGGTATACCCCCTCTTTAAAAAACCAAAAACTAACAAGTATTAGGTAAAACATATCTATAATGTATTAGTGATAAGAAAGCGTTACCGGTACAAATCATTTAAACCTTTTAAAAATTGTTTGGTACTGTCCCGTTGCTTAACTCGTAGAGAAAAAACAAAGACGCTTTATTAATGGATACGATCTTTATCAACTCAATTAAAATATTGTTGCAAATATATCACACATCAATAGTGTCAGAAATAAGGCGCTAGGCTTAGTTTCTTGCCTTAGTTATGCCATACCAATTTATTAACTTTAATTATGTTTAAAACAAATCAACCAAAGGAAAATATGAAACAATGTAAAATATGTAATGATAAACCAAAAGAAATTCATAAAGGCTTTTTAGTTTATATGGGTGTTAATATTTGCAAACCTTGCATGGATAAGTTTGGAAATTATTTTCATGACAAAATTGGTACTTATCCAAACAATTATATTGCTACTGATTATTTTTATTTAAAAGACAATATTAATAAAGGGGGGAAATAATTATGACAATTAGCTACAACGAAAAACACCTATTAAAAAATGTTATTTCTAAATATAAAACATTGCATGATTTTAATCGTTTTACTGATTGGAATAATAGCAATAATTTTAGTGATGAATTTCATTCTAAATTTACTGATCTTTATAATTCAATAGAGCATGAAAAAAACATTAAAAAAGATTTAGACAATGATTACTCTATACAACAAAAAAGATTGTATTCAGATGATATTATCGCCTAAATTTAGCCTTAAAACTATGAAAAAAAACAATATGATTAAATTAACCAAAAAAAAGGAAACTATGAAAAAAACATTTAAAATAAGTGTTGCAAAATTTCATTCATGGGTAAAAGAAAACACTTGTGAAAAATTAAGAAAACAAGAATTAACCGTAAAAGCTAAAGATTGGATTGACGCAATAATTGAGCACGACAAGGTTTTTAGAAATAATACTGATATTGAGAGTTATATGCTTATTAGTGAAGATGGAATTTCTATAACACAATTAAAATAATAAAATTTTAAGGGGTCTTTATAGACCCTTTAGAGATTTATTATAAAATAAATCATAACCAAAAAAAGGAAACTATGAAAAAAATAAGATCAAAAAAAAGCAACTTACTTAACTATTTTATAGTTGATCATAAAAATTTAAGTAAAGATTATTTAAAAAGCTGTAATCAGTTTTTTAAAAGTGATCTTTTTAAAAGTAATGATTTAAAGGGTGTTAAAAAATTAAGTTGGTAGTAATAAAACTTTAAGGGGTCCTAAACGGGACCCTTTAGGGATTTATTATAAAATAGATCACAACTAACAATAGGAACTAAAAATGGATAACTTTAAAAATGCTTTTATACAATATGGACTAGATCATGGACATATTAAACCAATAAAAGAAATTGTTAAAAAATACAAAATAATTAAATTTAGAAAATCCGGAACTCAAAAAGTTATGGAAACAAATTTAAATTTAGATGAAGCTAAAAGGTATTGTAGTAGACCGGACACCAAAGGCAAAAATTGGTTCTGTGGTTTTACTCAACAAAATTAATGCCTAATTTAAGCCATAATAATAATTATAATAAAAACAACTAACAAAAAAGGAAACTATGAACAAAGAACAAAAACAAATCAAAAAAAGAATAGATCAAGCATATAGCAAATTACACGTACTAAGCAACATCACATGGACACCATACAGAGATGAAATCTTTGATATGAATAAAAAAGATGAAAAAAGACACAGATTTAATAGACCGTCAAGCGACTTTGAAGCATCTATTAATGATTGTGCAAAGATGTTTACAGTAAAAAATATTGCTGAAAGTCTTTTAAATATTGAGAAATGGAAAGTAAAAGATTTAATCAATATTAGAAAATCAGCTTTATATTCTCAATCAGTTGTAGAAAATTACAAAGATAAAATTGTAGAAGCATGGAAAGATGAAGATTTAAAATACCTTGCTGATTTAGATTATATCGCTTTGATTGATTGGAAACATTACACAGAAATAGAACAAAGAAAGGTTGCATAATTATGATAGTAAATAATAATTCTTATGGTGTAGTTTGTGGACCAGACAATATTTACACAGACGTTTCAAGGACCTTAAAAGGTGCAAAAAGATATGCAACTAATCATAGCTTTGATAAAGTCGGAATAAGATATAATTCTGGTTATGTGTGTAAGGTTGTAGCAACAAAAATAAATAATAAATGGAAAGGGATATAATGACAATAGACAAAAATCTAGAGGGTGCATGGCGTATTTGTGAAAATATAAATGGGTACTTGGAAACACAAGTATATTATTTTTATACAAAAAAAGACGCAATAAGAAAGTTTAGAGAACATAAAAAAGCCATAATTAACAAATAAAAAGGGAACTATGAAAATAAAATGTATAAAATGTAATAAAAAACATGATGAAGAAAATATTTGTTTAAGCATAAATGATATTATTGAAAGTCATGTAAAAGAAAAAACAATAAATGATTTTGAAAAAAATTATTTACAAGGCATGAGTATTGAAAACGCTTTTTGTGGTACTTGTGCAAGTCAATCATTAAAAATAATGGAAAGGGAACTATGCAAAAACTAAAAAACAAACTAGATGACTTGTTAAAAATAGAAGAAGAAAACAAAGTAAAACAGCAACAATTAGAGCAAGTAAAGTTAAAAGGCTTATATGAAATGCTTGACTTTGTACCATTGCCACAAGATTTAATGGATAATTCAAATACAGATTGGGAAGATTAAATGAAAGTTAAAAACTTAATAGAAAGATTAAAACGATTTGACCAAAATAAAGAAATTGTTTTTTACAATGACCAATTAGAAAATATGTGGGAATGTGACATTGAAGATGACGCTTGTAATAATGATGATGTTGTTATTACAATTTATAATGAGGAAAATAAATAAATGACTAGCTTAAATTTTTTTTGCTTAGTCATGGTTTTATTTTTAATGATAGTATCAACAATAACAATATAACAAGGGAATTAAGTATGAATAAAAAAATAAAAGATATGATAATATTTGATAAAATAACTGATGTTAGAACTGAAAAACAAGTTATTTTATTGGATATAAATAATACTTTATGGAATATAAAAACTTACATTAAAAATAAATATCCAACTTTAAATATAGAAATAATAAATGAGGGTATGGGGGATAGATGATTGCATTTGAACAAAAAAGACAAGAACTAATAAAAGACAAATTAAAAAGACCTATTTACAATGGTTGTAATGATGATTTTTATAAATTATGGAAAAACAAACATGATGATTATGTTAAAA